AATATGGTCAACGTAAGGGTCTAATTGATTTACTTGATGTTCTATCCTACGGTCCACAGATCTGGAAGTTCGATAAAGTTTCTCAGGAACATGTTGATGAATTCATGATTAAACAACGGGCACAGTTCGTAAAACGTATGACAGCAGCAGTGGCGTAAGGGGGAGAATAAACATGGACTGGGCAGCGTGGGGACCAACAATCGTAAGTATTATCACTTGTATCTTTTTTGCTGGTATTTTGTATTCTAATCAGAATAATCATACTGTTCACTTGACAGAACATGACAAGCAACTTGAAGAACATGCCAGAGACATTACTTCACACTCTGTTGCAATCACAGCGTTAAAAGCCTTCCAAGAAGGCTATGCTGCTGCAAAAGCAACTTATGACAGATCAAGAACGTAGGAGGCAAAATGAACATTCCAGTGACTTTGCAGTTAGTTCTTTTGTTCTATGTTGTAAACTCTGTCGCCTCGGCTTTGGTACAGGCTTTACCTGTACCAAATGGTGGTGTATGGTATCCATTCTTATATAAGTTTCTAAGTTTGCTGACAGCGGATTTCAAGAGTTTCAGTTCCACAATGCCTATGCCAGTGCTTACAACACAGAATTCTACTGGTCAGATTGATACAGTGTCTAAGCCAGTTAATCCTCAACCGAACACAGGAATTCTCTAATGCCATACCAGCCGCCTACTGAAGTAACGCCGAAGCTCATTGGAGAAGACAACTTCGATGAGATCTGTAATTTTGTCAAGGACAAGGTTGCACATTTTGATCGACGTTTGCAGACTTTTAGAACTGAGAAGTTGCCAGAATATGTGCGGTTATATAAGGCTCGCCCAAAAAATAAAGAGGCAGATTGGCCCTGGCCTGGCGCAGCGAACTTGGTGATTCCTATCATTGGTACTGCCTCAGACGAACTTCTTGCTCGCATTATGGGTGGAATTTATATGTATGATCCACTCTGGGCAGCAACAATGAGTGGAGGATTGCCGAAGAAAGATGGGGAAGAGCTGAAACAGGTTGTTCAAAATTTCTTAATGGACATGGCTTATGCACCAGATGAGCTTGATTTGTACAGAGTAGAACAGAGCGCATTTCACAGTGCGATTAAGTATGGTACAGGAATTATCTACACGCCTTATGAGTACGAGACGCAGGTAGTACGTGAGTATAAATCTGGTGGAACCTCGGCAGAGGATGGACCTGTAGTTTCAGAAGATCGCATCATTACTAAGCGTGATGGTCCTCATCCTGAGTTGTTGCCGCTTAACAGATTTATCTTTGATCCTTCAGTGCCTAAGCTTGAGAATATGAAGCTCTTTGGACATATTGATTCGCTTGATATGTGGGCGGTGCAAGATCTTAAAGTGAAGAGTCCTTACTACAAACAGTCGGACATCGAGGAGTTGCTCAGTAATCCTGACGCTGTTCAAGAAACAGAGATGGAACGGGAGATCAATGAGCAGTTTTCGATTGATTCCTCTGGTGTGGATACTGGTGCAGCACGGTGGTACATTTATACAGTGTTCTTCACATACTATCTCAGCGGCAAAGAGTATTCCTTCCAGGCTAAGTATCACAAGAATTCTGAGAAAATTCTGTGGGTAGCTTTTAATAACTATCCTAAGAACATGCTTCCATATCAGGACATGAAATTAGCCTACGATGATGAGTCTTATCTTGGTACAGGTTTTGCTGAGATGATTCACATGATTCAGAAGGAATTGTCGAATAATAATAACTGGCGTACAAATAATCGTAACATGGCGATGCTGGGTGTATGGCGCGCTGATCCTGAATCTAAGCTTGCTTCTATGCTAGATGTGTTTCCTGGCATTGTGTTACCGGGTCGTAAAGATGAAATTGAACATATTAAAGCTGGCGCTGACATGGGCTACAGCGATGGTCCAGACCAGTTTCACATGGCTATAGCTAAGGAGCGTACTGGCGTTGATCCGGCCTCTGGTGGCACAGGTGGTGGACTTGTAAATCCAAAGCGTGGGATCTACAGTGCCAGCGGCACTTCTATGGTCATGGCGCAGCAGAATAACAGAAACAACCTGCGTACTGGAGACATGCGCTCAGCACATGTGAAGTTAGGTTGTAAGTTTCTTACAATGTACTCAAACTTTGGTATTGGAGAAAAGCTCAAGAAATATGGCAGTGATGCTGAGAAGTTAAAGAAGGCGCTTGATCTCTATCGCGATGGTACACTAGGTCTACGTCTTCGTCCAGCTTCGGCGTCTGCTAACAAAGAACTTGAAAAACAGAACGACATTCTTATCTCAGATAGGTTTGATCGTTACTATCAGAGTCAAGCACAGATTATTCAAGCAATAAATTCTCCCGGCATTTCACCAGATTTGAAACAGTATTACTTAGAAATGCTTCTTGCGACAAGAGTATCAGCTATGACCTTGGCGCGTAACTTTAACCGTGATAATCCAGATGCGTTGCTACCTGATGTGTCAAAGATTATCGAAGCCGCAATGCAGCAGATGCAGTCGCAAGCAGGAGCAGGAAATGGAAATCAACAAAATCGAGGATCTAATTCCATACCGAGTGGCCCTTCAGGAGCTATGGCTCAAGGAGGAGTTCCAGCCGGTGATGGAGTTGTTGAATAGTCTCAAAGAGGAGGCGCTTTCTTGGGCGAGGTATGATACGACTAAAGAAAGTGCAGATACTGTGAAAGCGATATCAACCAGAATTAGTACGCAGTTAAGAGTAACTGAGATACTTCTTGAGTTGCCGCAGAGATTAAGAACTCTCGAAGAGCAGCTAAAACATCAAGAAGATCAGACATTGAAGATGAGACGCTCGCAAGAAGGAGGCGAAGTTTAATGGCACTGTTCTCGTGGCAAAAGAAGGTCAAGGAAGATGGAGCTGAGGAGTTCGCTCTTCCTGATGAGTTGACTACTAAGATCGAAGCTGGTGCTAACGCGGCGGCTGATCTCACTCCGAAGGTGACGCAGATTTTAGAGTCGCTTGCGGGAATTAACAAGTTTGTGGAAACGCAGACAGCTAAGGACGTAGCAGCTACTCGTGCAGCAGCGGTGAAGACCTCAACTGAATCTCAGACTGAGCTTGAGGAACGTATTGAGTCTCTCATGCTCGAAGGTAAGACTAGAGAAGCTGTTGCTCTTGCTAGTCAGCCGGTTACAAACGAAGTGTTGTTGCTTCGTGCGGATCGGATTAAGCGTGAAGTTTTCGAGGATGCTGAAAAGTATCCTTATTACTCTGGCGATATCAAGAAAGAAGTTGATGCACTTCTTGAAAATCAGCCAGCGGCGTTTAGAAACAACGCGCAGAATGTTGAGAACTGTTACCATACGATCTTGGGCAAGCACACACCAGAACTTGTGGAAGGTAAACTCAAAAATCGTTTTGCCAGCTCAGAAGGCGGTCGTGGAACAAGTTCAGGTTCTGCTGGTAGTTCTGCTGTAGCAGACGATAACAAAAATCGTCTCGCTACACTGGAAGCAGATGAAAATGTCAAACGAGCTGCTAAGCATCTTGGGTTTACACCGAAGGCTTACGCTGAAATCTTAGATAAGGAAGGAATCGGTTATGCCTGAGATTAGTCACAAAGACATATCAGCAGCATTGAGTGGTTCTAGTGTTTCTGCGGCGGCGCTTGAAGAGGCTATCAAGCGTGTTCTCGCCAAAGGAAAGCAAGAGCGCATTGAAGCAGCGCAGCCAAAAGAGCCAAATTGGGCTACCATGACTGAGCAGGATGCGTACAAGACTTCAACTTATATCCCTACAGTTGAGCACGAAGTGCCTGATTATATGAATATCAAGTTGAAAGATCCTGAGTATGAGGTTGTATGGGCCTCGAAGGATCAGAGAAGGATCGGACAGCTCATGGCGGAAGGGTACGAGTTTCTGATAGCAGAACACGTACATCCTAGTTTCAAACTTCCTCTGGTGTTCGATTCAGACAAGCACTACTGCTATGTGGATGTTGTTGCTTTGCGTGTTCACAAGCGTATCCTTTACGGTAAGCGCCGTGCAGGATTAGAACTCTCACAGCGTCAACTTGGAAACAATCGTAGACCACCGACGGCGAGGGTCGCAGGTACTTTCGATCTTCAGGAAGTTCCTATGAATCCAGAAGTAGGCTCATTCTACGATCCAGTAGCTTAACCTAAAAACCCCGCGGTGTAGCAGGCATCGCCCTAACAGCAAATGAGGAGAGCATATGGCAGCGGCAAATCTTACCACACATCTGCCGATTCTACAAGTGCTGGAGAAGGCGGGTACTACGCCGTTTAC